TTTTTTTGATGTTCATTTTTTATACCTCTCTAAAGTTGAATTTATCCTATCCAAAACAGAACCTTCAATGATCGTTGGATCAGGTTCAGTGTTAGCAGCAGCAGGGATCGTTGGATTTGCTATTGCCCTTATTTTTTCGGCAGCATCGTCAAAGCGATTCTCACCGGTAAAAACGTGTTCAGTGTCACCCTCAATAATCGTTATTCTTGTTTCTGGAATAACGTCTTTCCTGGCTTCTTCAAGCGTTCTAAGCCCCACTGTAGTATCAGGATAAGCAGGGAAAGTAACCGGTCCAACATCGTATATTAAGCCGAATTCAGTTATGGTCCTTTGAGGTTTATCAGATTCAAGGTCTTTCCATTCATCTGCAAGAATATTAAAGGAAAAAGATTGACCGTCAAGTAATCCAAGATCAACCTCTTTTGCCGTTTCTCTAAAATTATGAGTGTCTACAGGAGTCGCTTCCATCTTAACGCCTGTCTTGTCCTCAACCAAAGTAAGGTTCACCCCTGATCTGGCAAAGATTAAAGAAGCGTCATGGTTTTTAAGTCCCCTAACATCTGAAGCCTTTAAAGCTTTTGTTGCTGCCCCTGGTGCTATCCGTTCGATAAATCCCATGTCCTCACTGTCTTTATTATAAATAATAGGATACCCGACAATGCTTTTTATAGTCCCGTCACCTCGTTTCTCAACCTTGACCGGTGTTTTTATTGTCCTTGTTTCTTTCATGTTCACCTCTTAAATTATAGATAAATAACAATCACAACCTTGATGCAACCCAGGATGAGATTTAGTACCGTTTATTTTCATTACACCGTCAGCACCGGCAGGGTCTAATTTGTCACCAGACTTCACAAAGCTTTGTCCACGACCCACCTTTTTCCCGTTCAAGCTTTTACAATATGGACAAGTTTCTGCCCCTCTTATTCTCCAGACTGTAGAAAGCCCTGCCGACCATACAACTGCCTGGAAAGCAAAATTTGATGCCCTGACCCCTTCGTCTGCTTTTATCTTGTCCGGTCTTTTGTCCTGCCATTCATCTGCTCTTTGAACTATGGCATCCATTCCGTCAGGAACAATTGCCAGCATCTGACCCTTGGAAGAAGAAACGTGTCTTAAAGTGTAAGTATCAACATATTCCTGAGTATCTTTTTCTAAATCTTCTTCAGTTTTCAGTTCATTATTTGTGGCATCTATAATGGACGAAATGTAAGACCTTAAAACCGGTCCCATTTTCTGTTCAATATATTCAGGGAATTTCTCATAAAAATCATTCAAAAAGACCTTCATGGAAGTTTTATCTCTTGTCGGTGTTAATGCTTCCTTCTTGATCGCTTTGGTTTCTCTATTTACGACCGCCCTGGCAGCATCATAAATCAATGGGGCATATTGTTTTTGTATCCGGTCCCGTAATCTTATAGACTGAGATTCTGAAATTCTGGTTTCCGGTTCCTTGAAAAATGTTCTAAAATCTGTATCAAACGGTTCATCTGCCTGGTCCAAAGGTATCATATTGAGCATAATATACTTTTTATCGGCTTCCGGTGAAGGATCAGGATTCATGTTTTCTTTAGCTCTTATCTCATTAGGGCTTATACCACCAACCTGGAATATCTTATTATAAAACTCTGCCCTTGCTTGAGAATCACCCCTTAAAAGACCCTGAACTGCAAATTCAAAGAATAAACCTGATCTTCTTTCCTGTTCTGTTAAAAGCTGCAAAGAGATTGCACTTTCCCATCTGACAATCCAACCCATTAGGCAGGAGTCCACATACGAACCGTTTTCTTGTTCAAGATTATTCCGGTTAGAATTTGCCCCGTGTAAGGCTATTTTGTGCGGTGGAACATGATACATTCCGCAAATTTCCTTCTTTTGGAAGTCCCTGGTGCTTAAAAATTGAGCATCGTCCATCGAAACGGTTAATGGTTGGTATTCTCCCCCACCCTCTGCAACCATGACCTTATGAGCCTTTCCAAGCCCCGAAAACCCTTCTTTTAATGCTGCATTGAATTGTTTCCTGTTTTCTTCCGTTAAAGTTTCCTTTATTTTATAAATTCCTGAAGGATGAGTCCCTTCACCGAAATAAGTAGAACCGAAATCTTCTGTTGCAAGCCCAAGCCCAATGGCTTCCCGTGCAAGCCCGACCATTGACTTACCGACAAGACCATTGAACCCAAACCCCGGAATGTGAAAAACCTCTCTCCTTGTCCTAACCTTATCCTCACCATTGACTTTATATGTGTATAAAAGCTCGTTCTTTTTATTTCTATGGATCTTTATTTGACCAGGGTCCGGTAATTGCCATAAATTTTTTATCTTTCCACCAATATCTTCCCTGTCTATAAAGGCGTATGAGTTGCCCCATAATAAAAGATGCCCTTGTAAAGTTTCCCGAAAATTAAAAGAAGTTGTGTCCTGATTCGGTCTATTATGAAGAATATCGTATAAATGATGATCTGTTATTAAGTCTTTACCACCACTTTTTCTTTTTTTGTATAAATTTAAGGGTAATTTAGCAATATCTCCTGCTATAAGAGTAACACAAGCCAAGACCGTTAAATATTTCAGGGCTTCTTTTTCATCAACTTTCACCCCTGCTTTTGTCGTTTGTGCAGGACCATACCAGAAATCATCGTAAGCAGATATTTGTCCTGAAAGGTTCCTTAAAATCTTCGTAAATAATCCCATATTTTACCTTTTGCCCACGATTGACCGTAATATTCCAAAGTTTAAAATAATTATACCAACTGAAATGATTGATACAGGCAAGGACTGAAACAAATAAAGACCGTACCCCATCAACCCCAAGCCAAGCAGTATTAATAAATCTGATCCATCAATTTTCATAATAACCTCATACAAATGTTGGAACCGGTGTTGATTTTATGCCTTCATCATACATTGCCCTTGCCATTGCCGTTATCGTAGCAACAGCACCGTCTATTTTATTTTCATCCCCTTCTTTAAAAGGGAAAATATTATCTTTTTTATCAACCCTGCAACAAACATTTGCCATCATCCAGGTTGTGACCGGATTCCCGTCATGGTGAAAACTTCCATCCCTGATACACGCTTCAATCTCTTTCATTGGTTCAGACAAGAAAGAAACATTTTGAGGTATCTCCACACACTGGACCCCGACATTTAATAAATTTGTTATAAGCTGCTGTGCATTCCAAGGATCGTTGCAGACTTCACCACCACCATTCTCTGATCCGGATAAATCAAAATCTTTTGCATCCTGTTTTATTGTTTCCTGAATCTCATGTATATCAATCCTCGCACCTGGAGTTGCCGTTAAAAAGCCTGTATGCACCCAACCGGCATAATGGGCATATTCTTCGTTAAATGTCCGTTCTTCCGGTATCCAATGCCTTGAGAACAGGTAATAATGACTCTTAGCATCAATGATTTTTTTAAAAAGATACATCTTGGATGCAATATCAATCTTAGATGCCAAGTCCAATCCAAGAGAAACCGGAAGCCCTTTGAAGTCGTTTATGTTAAGGTTTTCTTCACATTTACCCCATTCGACCATATTCATCCAAGCCTGACCAGCATTTGACCATACGTTTAAGTGTTTACATTTAACTGAATTCTGGTCCCGTGGTGACTGCAAGGCCGTGTGAAGCTGTGACCTTAAATAAGGTTCTAAAACTGAAACACCTAAATTCGGATTCGCTTTTTTCCAGGTTTCAAAGTTTTCCCATTTATCATCCTTATCAATCGTATAAATTACAGCAAACAATTCTTCATTTACAAGATCACCGGACAATATTTTTTCAACCCTTTTTTGTAAATCAAAGCATGGAACTTTGGTATTTGTCCCTGCTGTTGTGACTGACAATAGCATAGGCTGTTTCCTGGACCCCATGCCGGTCTTTCCGGTATCATAGGAGTCTTTGGTCTTAGACTCGTGGTATTCGTCTTGTATCCAGCAATGAGGATTCCCACCGTCCCCAGGATTGCCGATCACTCTTTCAAAAAAAGAACCATCAGACAAGGAACACATTTTTCCAGGGTTTTCCGGTGTTCCCATTAAGGTTATATTAAATCGGTTTTTATATGCCGGTGTTTGTTTCGCCATTTTCCAGGCAGGAGCAAATACAAAGTCTGCCTGTTTCTCTGAGCCGGCAGCACTATAAACCTCTGCCCCTTTTTCACCATCGGCTGAAAACATATAATTCCCGACAACTGCAGCACCAAAACTTTTCCCGTTCTTTCTTGGTATCAGTAAAAACATTTCATTGAACCGTCTTAGACCATTATCTTTCCTGACCCACCCGAAAGGAACCCCAAAACAAAAACATTGCCAAGGTTCCCACTTTAGCGTTTTCCCGCTTAAATCCCCTTTTGAATGGGGCATCAGTTCCCCGAACCTTAAAAACCTTTCGCACTTATCCATATCGAATTCAAACGGAAAGTCTTTTCTTTCCATATCGTCAAGATGCCTTTGGCAAGCCTGGATAACCTGTAAGCAAACATTAACCTTGCCAGAAACACAATCCCTGGCATACTTGTTCGCTTTATTTGTTAAAGGATGCTTCAAGTGCCGAACTCCTTAAACTTGTCTTTCTTTTTATCTTTAACCTTCGTTGCAGTAACACTTGCCCTCTTTGCCGGTGACATTCCGAATTCCCCTGCAAACTTGTATACTTGTTCATAGGCTTTGTTTAAAACCCACATTGCAGGAGAAAGAATAATATTACCGTTACTTGTTTTATATAATTCTCCTTTGCCTGCAATGATCTTCTCATATTTTACAACCCTTCCCCAAGCCTGACAATATATTGCCAATGCTGCCATATCTATTTTAGAAAGAAGCCCCAGGTCAACCAATTGCTTTGAAATCCTGTTCCATTCAATAAGCCCTGCTTCTGATAAAAACTCCGGTGGTTCTGGAATACCAATATCAGGCATCGGTTCATTTGGGTTTAACCGGTCTGCCCGTTGTGTCCCTTTTAATAACTTTAGTTGTGTCGGCAATTTTTTACGCCCTGCCATTTAAGACCGCCTTTCCACCGGTGGATTCTTCCCACCGTTTTATAATTACATCACAATAATGTGGGTCTAATTCCATGCCGTAGCATTTGCGGTTTGTTTTTTCACAGGCTATTAATGTGCTGCCTGAACCGAGGAATCCATCAAAAACACGACCATCAACTTGTGAAAACTTATCGATAAACCATTGACATAACTCTATCGGCTTCTGTGTTGGATGTACCCTATTTGAACCTCTCTCTTGTTCACTCCCAAATATTCCGCACCACCTGATTCTCAATACCATCCTTTTGTGAACTTGCTTTGAAAAGCACAATTCAAATGTATTTCCATACATTTTATCAAAATTATCTTCTGTTCTTTTATCCCACACAAACCAAGCGCCATCCTTTGGTATTGTTTCTCTATAATAATCAGCACCCCACCAAAACTGTTCTTTGCAATCAATCCAGTCAAACAGTCCCATGTCAAACGGCTTATCATCACCAATTACGGGCCTATATTCCTTACTGTCTTTGACACCTTTGGATTTCTTAGAATCCTCTTTATGACTCATTTGAGAGTAGTCAGTATCAAGACCCATCCCATAAGGCGGATCAGTAAAAACCATATCCGCCTTATGTCCATCCATCAATCTTTCAACCTGTTCAATGTCTGTGCTGTCACCACATAAAAGCCGGTGTTCACCAAGTATCCACAAGTCCCCCAGGACACAAATAGATTCTTCAACCTCTGGAACAGCATCATCTTCGGTCAACCCTTTCTTTTCTTCTTCTAAACTAAAGCCGGTCAACTCAATATCAAATTCCTCTGCACTCAATGCTTCAAGTTCGATCCCTATAAGTTCCTCATCCCAACCGGCATTGTCTGCCAATCGATTATCAGCAAGGATATAAGCCTTCTTTTGTATGTCAGATAAATGTGAAAGCTCAATCACTGGGGCTTTAGAAAGTCCAAGCCTTCTTGCTGCCATCAATCGACCATGACCGGCAATGATACCCTTATCCCCATCACACAATATAGGATTGTTAAACCCGAACTCTTTTATACTGGCAGCTATCTGTGCAACCTGTTCATCAGAGTGAGTCCTGGCATTGTTAATGTAAGGAATTAGCGTTTCTATTTCACACTCTTTTATTTTAATAACGTCCCCTCGCTTTAATTTGGCATAGGAAGAAAAAAGCTGACCATTCGGTCAAGAGATAAAAACTCTTTTTAAAAAAGACCCCCCTGCCGTGCCTTGTTATGCCTAACCTACAAATCATCCTACCAACCTTCCTTGGTTTTCGTTAGATAGTACCTTTGTGCCTTTCTTGCTATTACATAGGAAACAGCATAATTGAGTATTCTTCTTGCTATGCTCTCCGTTTTTGCTCAACGGAATTATATGGTCAATAGTCGGTGTCATTAAGTCCGGAAATCTTGTTTCCATCTTCAGTTGAGATATACATATCTGGCATTTCCCACCATCTCTGTTATATAGAAAGAATACATCAACTTTTTCAACAAAATTCTCAACCGGTAAATCTTTGCTGCTGTAATAATAGTTGCCATTGTATTTTCTTTTAGTCTGATAACATCTTTGGCATTGTTCGGATCGTTTCAACTTAGGTTGTCCACAAATACACAAGTCCTTCTCTCTATTCAATCTCTTAACCTTCTTTGCTCTTTCAACCTGTTGAGTCCTGCACTTATCACAAAGCATTGTAACCGGTGAATCTTCTCCGCAACCACGACACAATCCAAGGAATACCCTCATTCTCTTAATCCACTTCCTTCTTTCTTTTGATTTGATTGTTAGCTTGCCCATTGTGCTGCCCTTCTTTTATGGATTATTTCATGGCAAGATATACAAACGCTTTGAAGGTTTGATAATGTTAATCTTAATTGTGGATGGGTTTCAATCGGTTTTATATGATGAACCAATGTTGCAATGATAAACTTTTTACTTTTAAGGCAGACTTCACAAAGAGAATCCTTATTAATCTTTTTACTCCTGATAAATAACCAGTCTGCATCATAACCACGTTGTGCAGAGTTGCCCCGCTTTGAATCATACTTTCCTGCTGAAAGTTTTTTGCGTTGTTCTATGACCGGTCCGCAAACAGGGCAATAGGTTTCTATAGTTAAAACCCTTTTACATTTCCTGCATGGTTTCTTGGGAGTTACCGGCATTATATTATCCTGCGTAGTAAGATGGAACTTTAAAGCAACCACTTGGTTGACCGTGAATATGTTTACCCTTTAGGAAAATAGGAATGGTTGTTTCTTTTGGGAGCTTAATTGGTTCAAGCCGGTTGATAGTGTTGCCCCTTAAAAAATAATATACAGCAGATTCATGTTCTCTTTTCTCCTGCCTGTTTTTTTT